CATCAGCAGCAAAGTTAGCTGCACCACCTACACCAACATCACCAAGGATGTTACCTGTAGTAACATTTAGCCCAACAGCTTTATTACCAATATAGCCTGCCATTATACATCTTGCTCCATATAACTAAGTGTTGCTGAAACTTTATCTGCGACTGAACAGTCCACTCTAATTACGTCTGTAGCGTTAGCCACAATCTTCCCGTCCACAACCGAGAGAGAGCTTCCCGCTGGGATTGCAACATCTTTGACAATGAACGAAGTGCCGTTTTGTGCAGCCCCTGTTTGGTTTACTGTACTAACAAGCGTGACTGAGGCTGTGACTTGGGACGTATGAACATTAGCTAACACCAAGCCCAGCACGATTATGGCCTTGTTACTTTGCACCGTGTACAGAGCGTCTGATGTTCCAGCCGTACCTGGCATTGTTGCGTTTGTTACAACCTTAAAGATATTAGCCATTATTTTTTCCTAACTATGACAATGCAATGCTCAAAGCCGTTGCATCGTCTATGGTTGCTAAAATTCCCGCTGCGCTGGGCAGGGTTACTGATATGTTTCCCGCCAAAGCAGGGGCGATTAATTTTAAGTTTGAAGTTCCATCACTGCTGTCTTCAAAGAACTGCACAAAGCCAGCGGAAGTGTTTCCGTTTTTAACGGACAAGCCTTTATTTGCGATTGGAATTTCTGAGAATGTTGCTACGCCATCGACTTGCAGCGTGGACGCCATATCAACTGCGCCCGTTACATCAAGGCTGGCTAGGACTGAGTTACCCGCAACATCAATGGCCCCAGAGATGTCTAAGGTAGTAGCATCTAATTCGCCAGCTACCGTGACTACGCCATCAGACAAGGTTATAAGATCAGTGTCATCTGTGTGACCAATTGTGGCCCCATCTATGAGTACGTTGTCGATGTCCAAAGAGCCACCAGAGATCAGTCCTGTTGTGGTTATGGTGCTACCGCCAGTGTCTATGTTCCCAAAGCCTGAAGTTATAGAACCAGAGGCTAACGTCTTGTTGGTCAGCGTTTTTGTAGTAGAGGCCATAAACGTATCGAAGTCTGATACAAGAGCCTGTTTCATCACATCTGCATCACTGATAACAACGCCGTCTGTCGCTTGCAGTGTGACCGTGGCCTGAGTAGTAGCAGAGCCGTCCAGTACGTTTATTTCGGCTGTCGAAAGTGTGGCATCTTTGAGTATATTTAATTCTGAGCCTGAAGCCAAAAGACCCGTGACGTTGTTTGCACTACCATTCACCGACTGGATACGAGCTTCTACAGATTGCTGGGTGGGAATTAATGTGGCTGAATTACTCGCCATATTATCTTCATCGACAAAGCCAGTGATTGTGATCGTGCCATCAGACAATGAGCCGTAGTTAATCGTCCCAGTGGTTGTTATAGCAGACGCACCATTGTCTATTGCGCCAAAGCCACTAGTTATTGTACCAGCGTTTAAAGCACCAACTGTGGTGACGTTTGCCAGGGTATCTAGCGAAGTTTCCATGTAGGTTTCAAAGTCGCTCATTGCGACCTGTTTCATAGTACCCGCATCGTTCACTACTACTCTGTCAGCATCTGCAAGAGTTGTATCCACAGCCGCCTTATCGCCGTCCATTATGGAAAGTTCTTCTGGGGTAGCTGAAACTGCTGTGTTGGATGCAGCGGCTAAAACAGGTACTGTACCCGATTGGTTTGGAAGATTTATTGTGCGGTCTGCGGTAGGGTCAACTATTGTAAGAGTGGTTTCGTGATCGTCTGCGGTTGCGCCCTCAAATACGATTGCATTAGCAGCGTTCATAGTGACGGTATCAACCACAACCTGCGTACCTTGAACCGTGAGGTTACCTGCCACAGTGAGGTTATCGCCAATTGTGACTTCAGAAGTTGTGTGACCAATAAGAACTGCGCCGCCAGATGTTTCGGTAGATACTTTGAGAATGCCTGTGGCGTTGGTCAGGAAGGAATTAGTACCATCATGGAATAGAGTAGCGTCATCGCCTGTACCTACTTTGATTTTCGCATTATCAGGCATATCAACGTGGGTTGCAGGGCTTAAAACTCCAGCTACTGCAAGGGTGCTATCAAACGTACCAGCGCCAGTAACATCAAGAGTTCCAGCTAAATCTACGTTAGCCCCCGCAAATGTAGCCGCTGTGGTAGTGCCTGACTTTATGATCAGGTTGCCGCCAGTGTTGGTTAAGGATCCAAAGGTAGCAGAGCCGTCCTGTAGAAATATGTCACCGCCGTCAGCGTTTAAAAGTATATCGCCAGCTACGTCTATTGTGAGGTCACCGCTTGAAAGATCAATCTCTGTGCCGTCAATTGTGATGTTGTCTATGGAAACGCCAGCGTCTGCTGTTACAGCGCCTGTGAATACTGAGGTTGAAGCGACTGCCAGCGTACCTGCGGTTGCTACGTTTCCTGAAGTATCGGCCACAGTGAACTTGTTTGTGTCCATCGCTAGGCCACCGTTAAGGGCAGTAGCTCCTGTGATCGTCAGCGTTCCTGCGCCTGCGATATTGCCTGAAGTATTCGCAACCGTGAACTTGTTCGAGTCCATCGTCAGACCGCCATTCAAAGCGGTTACACCTGTAACGGTAAGCGTATCATTAAGCGCCGTAGCCCCTGTCAGAGTTAGGGTTCCACCTACAGCTACGTTACCGGCGGCGGAAATTCCCGCACTCAGGAATAAATTCTTGAATCTGACGGTATTAGAACCAAGGTCTACGTTATTAGTTCCGTTTGGGAGTATGTTAGCATTGTTTGATTGGACCTGCACAAGCTCACGCCATACCGCCGATCCAGAACTATTTCCTACACAGATGTATACACGACCAGTACTGGTATTCTCCCACAACGAGCCTGGGGCAAAACCATCGGCACTGTCATCTCCTACGCCAGGGTTAGAAGTGTTGGTAAAAATACTCTTACCACCTGTTCCACCGTTAGCGGCGGGTAGAAATCCGCTCACAGAAGTTGCTAGGGGTATTTTCGTGCCGTTGCCTGTGCCGCCAGTGTGAGTGTGACCTGAAGTGGCATGGAATGCAGCTAGTAGCTGGTTAAATTCAGCGTTGAGTGGCGCAGCGGTAATGGCTGTTCCGTTAACAATACTACCTGTAGATTGTCTTGTGTAACCTGCCATTATCTTCTCCCTGCGGCACTAAATTCAAAGACTAAACCTTGAATTGAGAATGGTTCTGATTGCCCGTCTGTCACGAAGGTGGCTCTACAACTAAAGCCAGATCCTTGAATATCGCTTGTCATTACGGGCTTGGACGCACCGCCGTAGACGATGTTCGTGCCATTGTAAGTAACGCCTCGACCTGCATATGTTGTGGGCGCTCCTAATGTAGCCTGAGTGTAGGTGTTGGGAACAGATGTTTCGTAATCTCCCCAATCGAAATCTACCGCCAAGTTCATCTCGAAGGGGCCTTCTGCCCTCACAAATGTGTTAATCTTGCGTAGCTCTTTTCGCTGCTCTGTCTCACCAAAATCAAGGTATGGGGTGGAATACACTGAGATGATGTTTGCACCATTAAAACTAGTGCCGTTGTCTTGCTTATAGACCTTGCCATCATGGTCACCATGCAAAATTACCTCAGTTGTACCAACGTAGTCTGACGTGCAACATGAGGCTCTAATGCCTAATAGTTGACCGAACTCCCATGCAATAGACCCACTTGAATTAGTTAGTCCTCCAATAATACCTACGCTCTCACCAGGTACTTGAAGTGCATTTCCAACCTTAGAGGTAACGAAGTAACGCACTTGAGATTTAGATCTGATAACCACACCAGTAAGCTCGGACATATCCTCATTTTGGATAAGATCGACCAGGGTTGTTTGAATGGATTTGGATAATGTCTCTAATTCTACATCTCCGATTCTGGAAGTTCCGGCAACCGGACGCAGACCTGATGGGCTTAGGAACATAAGATCCCCGCCAATCTCTAGGACGCTATCCCTAGCCACACAGCCAATGTTTGTTGTGACGTTTTCTAAAGAAAAAGCTCCAGCGGAACTTACATTTATCTTCTTTATATTGTTGCTTCCAAAAACATATATGTTGTCTCTAAAGGGTTTAATCTGAACAACATCAAATCCTGCTGCTATCTGCCCAGCACCAGCCGCTGCGGTCCAAGTATATGGATCATTTGGTGCGCTGTGTGCTATTGCAGCCCGTGTTGCTTCATGCCCACTGAGAAAGAGATGGTTCTCAAAAACATCAACAAGGGCAGGAGCATTTAGTGCTTTTGCGCCGCCGCCAGTTCCGGCCCCAGAGTTGTGGCTGCTGCCCGCAGAATATCCGCCACTGTTTCCACTTTTTAATTCTTCCCAGTGTGCGCCATCAAAAATAATAGCTTCATTGACACCGTCTACAAAACAAATCTTATTTCCGGTCCCGAAGTTAAATTGAACGTGTCTAAGGCGGTCAACAGTTTCACCGTTTGCAGTCATCGCTCTGGAAGCAGAGTGGTTAAGTGTGTACTTTCTCCAGCCCACGTTAGCCGTGTAGAAATAAAATGAGTAAGTAGCTGCACCCGCATCCTTACGGGCCGCTATGATTGTAGTACCGCCTGTTACGTCATCTTTAAAAATGGCAATGCCAAGAACTTTGCCGTCACCAGTTACGGAACCAGCTACGGTTACAATTCCGTAATCACTATCAAATTCAGAAAAGCCTTCAATACGCCGATAGCCGCCAAAAAGTGACGGCTCATAGTTTAGCAAACGGCTTGCTGCGCCTGGGTTATTATCCGACAAATCCAAATGATTTTCATTGGAGTTGAGGCCACCAGAACAGATTAACTTAAAGGACTGAATATTGTCCGGCATTAAAACGCAATCCTTGTGTCACGGATTGAAGCGTAGTTGTTTATATACAAAGATTGCAGATTTTTAACGCCCTGTTCATAAGTGGCGTAAGCAGCCTGTGCAGCTTCCATGTTCGATTTAAACATATATAGATGATAAAGCGCACCATCGATTAATACGGTATCGTAGCTGGATGGGATGCGGGTAACATCATCATGCAGTGTAATGTCCGTGTGATTTAGGAAGTATCTGAATTTTAGCGTGTATGCTTTGTCAGGGCTTGGGGTTACCCCATAGCCGTTTCCGTGAGATGGAAAAACAAACCGTGGAATAGTAATTCCTGTGGTTCCAGATGTGTGGTCAGCGTTTCTGTACTTTTTATAGTAAGTATCTCGCTCAATAAATTCTAATGTTGTGAAACCAGCACCTAACGAAGCGTTAGCTTGCATTTGAAAACTGTTCCAATCAACCACCTTGAAAAAATTAGGCCAACTGTATTCTTCTTGTCCTACAACCAAAAGATCAGTTTCTTCAGCGGCATTGAACGGCCACTCAAATTCCATCTGATTAATTTTAGCAACAGAGGCTTTTACGGCATCTTTAATAAGTGCCTGCACACCTGTAGCTGAAGCAAAGTCACCTTCCACGATCTCAACTTCATTGAGCCGTCTGGCAACCTGATTACATAGAGAAATAAATGTGGTTGGCATGGTATACCTTTAGATAAAGTAATGGGGCCAGCGGTTAAGCCAGCCCCAAAAGTTTTATGCTAGTAAGTCACGATCAACTTCATTAGCAGTCAGTACACCCAACTCGCTTACGTCCATCAGCATTGCATAAACACGAAGTTTACCTGCTGTGAATGTTGCACCAGAACCTGCAAAAGTCAGGTCTAATGTGTCAGCCGCAGCCGATACAAGGACACCTGCTTGAGCAACTGTTGGGGCATAAGCAAGATCTGCTGCACCATCAATGTCAAAGGCAACGACATACTCGTTAGCGTCAATCGCCGTACCAAGAAGGACAGTTGCGTCAGTCCCAGTATTTTGAGTTGCGCTTTCCATAACCTGTACGCCGGTCCACAAAATTACTGTGTTCGCCGGGACTGTAATACACTGAACAATATCACCAGACGAACAGTCAATAGCCTGTGCGGTCAGATCAATAGTAAGTTCTTGCATATAAGGATTACGAGAAGGTGAGCCATTACCACGAGTTGGTGATAAGAGGGCAGTTAAAGTAGCCATAGTTTATATCCTCCCTACTATGCTGCGTTATATTTGGCGGTTACGAGTGCTTCTGGACGGAGAATTTTCCGGCCATACATGTGCATCCCACGAACAATGTCTGCAAAGCTGTCTGGATCACGATACGTTTCAACTTTATTGATTTGTTCCGCAGTTGCGACAGCAGAGTCATGACCAGCTACGATTGCACCATAGTTCGTGTTCTGGTTACTTGTGCCAGAAGTACCTGGACCCGTACCAACTGCTGGAAGATTCGAGGAAGTATATACACGAAAGCCGTGCAAATTCTTCAAGATCAGACCATTACGAAGCCCACCAGATTCACCGAAGTCATTGTTAAATAATGAACTTTGCTCGTCTCGCAAGATTTCGCAGAACACCGGATCGACTACCAGCCAACGCCCTTGTGTATCAACCTGCTGTTGGTCAAGAAGACGTGCCATACGAGCTACAACCATCATTGGTGAAGCTGTTGCAGTTGGTAGTGCTGTTGCCCCAGGCAGACGTACTGCGAGTGGGATTGCATGATCACCGGCAGATGATGTGGTAATATTGCCGAATGAACCTTTTATGAGCTTCATAGAAGTCAGCAATTCATCAGAACCAGTAGAATCTACAGCTTTATCACCGTTGACCTGGTCATTGACAGCATTTGCTGATGCATGAAGTGAAGACTGCTTATAGCCTGCCAAGTAACCAAGAACTTCTTGGTCATGCTGATCTGCTAAACGATGGGCCGCACGATCCGTAGCGAGGCTCATAAACGAAACGTGACTCATGCTTTCTTCAATATCGTCCATTTTGAAAGCAAAGTAGTTAGCTTTATCGATGACTAATGAAAAATCTTCGTCATCAAGATCTTGTGCAGATATCTGAGTACCACGTTTGTACTGCGATACAGAAATTTCCGGTTCCTTGATAATTCGAACTGTGTCTCCAACCGAATTTAGCTCACCTATAAAATCACTGTTTGTGATATCGCCGGTGACTGTGCTTTTGCGAAATGCAAGTTGTACTTTTTTCGAGTAAATAACACTCGAAAAATTGCCATTGGGAAGATTCCCGTGGGCTGCTGCTGATGAAAATGCCATTTTATATGCTCCTTTTTGGAATGGCTGGGCCGAAACCCGACAAATCCGAAGAGGACAATTAAGTGGCAGTGATATGTGAGGGTGCGAAGACTAGTTAGTTGCAGCTAAGTAGCAG